TTGCCGCCTTGTTCCCTCGTTTTAGTCAGTACCCTTGCCAAGTCTGACCCGCTCCTAGTTGGTGTCCCTAGGGCGTTATCTTGCCACGCTTCTCTGATAGGCAGGGACGTGACTCCCCTCTCGGACTTCCAGCGTATCGGGCTGGACAACGTATGGACACAAAAAAAGGCTTGGTACTGCCCCCGGTGAGAACCCCTTGTCCGACTTCAAAGCGTCTCTGGGGGCGGGAACAGTCCAAGCCTTTCTTATCAGTTCTCACGCTGACAAGAAAATTCTATTTACAGAACAGGCACTTGTAAACCATATAAAAAAATTTACCAAATTACTTTACAAGTCTTGAAAGTTTCTTTTACAATAACACCGTACCAAGGCAGTCCCGCCAAGGGTTTTGAAGGAGAGACAAGATGAACGGTTTTTCAGTAAATCAAATTGTTAAAGGCAAACACGCTGGCACTTTCGTGATCCTTGCGTTCAAAAAGATTGGCGGCGAACAACGCGCAATCCTTAAGGAAGTGAATCCTGCCAACTTTACTCAAACTGCTCCGGGACACATTGCTCTTTCTCTGGACTGTATCAAGCCAATTTACTAACACTTTAGCGCCAAGGACGGCGAACCTTTTTGGAGAGACACCATGAAAACTGACGCCGCAATCGCCGCCGCCATCATCCGCAAGGAACTCAAGAAGCACGGCATCAAGCATCGCATCAAGTCCAGCACCTATTCGGGAGGAAACAGCATTTACATCTATGTGCAAGATCAGCTACCGGCAACCATCGAACGTATCAATGATTTTTGTTCTCAGTTTCGGGCTGGTTACTTTGACGGAATGCAGGATATGTACGTCTACAACAAAGACCGCACAGGCCCTACGGTGTCATACATTTTCGTCAAAAATGAAATCAGCGACGAACTCAGGGCCAACGCCCAAGCCTTTGTGAATAGCTACTACGCTCATCCGGGTGTCGGCTATGACTTTGATCGATTGGTCTCGAATCAGCTTAACAGCAAGGATTCAGCGTTTTGGAAAGCCAACAAGCCGCGCATTGCGGCTTAAGGAGGAACCATGAGAGAAACATTTCACGCCAAACATCAGAAAGACTTTGATGCTGGCTACGATGCCAAAATGAAGGAAATCGAAAAAATGGGCTATCAGTTAGCTCGGGACAAGTTTTTTAGGGATTACCCTATCGCGGAAAAACCAGCTTCACTTGCCGCCTATTATTTTGCTGATGGGCAATGTCACGCACTATATGACTGGAAAGAAAAATGAAATTCCTACACATCGAATCTGCAAAGGAACATTTGGAAACTTTGAACGCCTTGACCGAAAATCAAGAGATTCCATTTGAGATACGGCTTGAAATGGCCAAAGTGGTCGGCAGCTTCAAAGTAATCATGGAGAACTACGAGGAACTTTGGATTTCGCGCTATTTTTCCTGAATGCCCTAGCGGCATTGTCCCACTCGGCCTCGGTAGCATCATCAATGCTGATTCTATCGGGGCTTTCTATTTTGCGGTCATGGGTAACGAACAATGACCGATGAAGCTCATAGACTTGCTCGACGCTTTCGATGATATACAACGCGCCTTGCCAGAGTTGGTGAAAATCCTGTTCCGGCTTGGTCAGCTTCCGCGCTGATGGCGGTTTTGATCCATCCTTGATTTCGACCAGTATCGTCGTTCCAGATTTCGAGCATACGATGTCAGGAAAACCAGCCCCAACCGTGTGTGTGTGCGCCACCGTCCATCCAAGGTCACGAAAAGCCTTGACGATGATGGGTTGGTTAGCGTCGATTCTTGCTGCTCTCATGAAGTAATTTGATGGTCGTTGCTAGTAGATCCAATTCAGTGACTTTGTAGATTCTAAGCAATGACCTATCCCCGTGGATACCCATTCCACCAGTATGGCAGTCCGGGCATAACGGAATAGCCAAATAATCCGATGCTCGTTGCGACATTCCCTGCCCTTCTCGGATGTGATGGCAGTGAACCCCATAAGCCCCGCACAATACGCAATTCTGCTGGGCAACCCAATCTAGATATTTCTTACTCTTCATGGCTATCAATATACGCTTGAGTGTATTCAATGAGGCTTGTCATGCGCTTGACGCCCATTTGAGCCGAGGATTCCCGGAGGTTCACAAATTCGCCTTCTAGGCCCGGAATCATGTCTGCGCCAATCTTGGTTGCTATGGCATGACCAGAAATGAATAGCACCTTCCATTGGTCAGGCTTTAACACTCGCCCCATATAAGTCATGGTTTTGGCTGCATCGCTGCAAAGGGCGTGGAATTTGGCGTTCTGATCCAAGGTTCGGGTGCAATCCTTCAATATCAGAATCAACCCGTCAGGAGCCTTAGAGACGGCTTCCAGCGCCCTTGTACGCTTATCCTCTCCGTTTATTTGAATCATGTAGTGGATCATATTTTCTGCTATCCAAAATGAGTTCCTTGTTTTCGTCCCAAATCAGAACGCGCTCAGGCTTTCCGAGCTCCTTAGAGACTTCGGTGATAAATTCGGCTGCTTCGGGTTGCGTTTCTAAAATTCGATTCCAATCCCGCGCCTTTTCCGCTCGCGCAATCAGCCTTTGGCGTTCTGCTTCTTCATTTTTCCTAATCGTTGCTTGGGCTACTTTTTGCCTCAGTTGCTCCACTTTCTCCATCAAATCCATAACCTAAACCTCGCAATGGTTCGACTGATCTGGTGATGATGCTCAAATGCCATGCCTTGCAGAATTCACAAGGCTCCCCTATTCGCCGCCATCCATTCATTCCATCCTGTTCGATTCGACAGGTGCAGGCTGGCTTTTCTGTAGTATTTCTTTCAGTTTGCATAAATTTTCCTTCGCTTTTTCAGGGTCAAATGTTGAATGTGATTCCAATAGGCCGGCAATGCTTCCCTGCGGCGATTCCAGAAGCCTTGACGGTATGTCTTGCTCTTTCAGTCTCCCTAGCTTTAATGCGTCTGATACGGCCTTAGAGCGTTTTTCAGCGCACCATCCCTCCGAGATGATCCACTTTGGGAATATGTTTTGCGATTTGTTTCTTTCAACGATTCGATCATATGCAGCTTTGAATGCCATTCGACTGGCTATGCGGTCATCCTCCCGGTCTGCAATGGCATGAGCCTCGGCAATCTCATCAGTCCAGACAACGGTGTCCGATTCATCCTTCGGAATCATCGTCCAAGCCTCATCAGCCGATATCCGCTGCGGAGCCCATTTTTCAATTTGGGCCACAATGTCCGCGGGCTTTGGAGGAAACTGACCTCGTACTGGATCGACGCAATGCGCCTTGATGCCTTCGACAACAATTGCCAGTGGATAGGGTTTGAGCAATTCAAACGCCATCGCTACCTGTTGCGGCCCAATCGGTTTGTGGAATGACCACGCCCCGGAAAATGTTTCAGAAAATGCCTTGAATTCATTCGTGTTCATAAATTTCACCATCAAAGTCAGAGAACGGATTGTGTTGGTATTCGTGTGTGACTATCGCCTTGGACGTTACCCATTCGGCCTTAAATGACCTCCAGCCGCGCCCGATACATTCCCGAACCGCATCCTCAACGGTCCAACCAGCTTTTAGCGCTTCCTTGACGAATTGATCCCAAGCCACTGCGGATAGAGGAGCCTTGACTGCTTTCCTGTGTTTGATGAATTCCATTGCCAGTTCTGGCCCGATTTCAAGCATTGAATCGATAGAAAAAACCTTTGCGTTTTTTCTTTTGGTTAATGGTTCTTGGTTCTTGGTTAATGGTTCTTGGTTAATGGTTTCTATTTGGTTGCCTGTCCGTTGGCTTTCCGTTGAGGCTTCGTTCAACGGTCGTTCAACGGTCGTTGGTTTTACGTTCAACGCTCGTTTAACAGCCGATGCTTTTCCGGCCTCGCTTTGTTGTTCTCTCGTTTCCCGGTAAAGCCTTAACTCCTTGTCGCATCTCATGTGATGCCATTCGCCATCTGTCTCAACGAAAAATTCCCTGAGAATCAGCATTGCTTGTGCTGATTGCTTCACGATACGCAACCTCCGAAAGACCATCTCGAGATCCGAAAATGGTTGCTCGGTGTCATAGTAGTGATTGACCAGACGGAAATAGATCGCCTCCTCTTCCAATGTGAGATGAGAAGTGGACAAATTCCAATCCGGAATGTTGAGTTTGTAATAGTGCATGGGGTATCCTGTGTTGTCTCTCCGGGTCGCACTCCTCCTGCGGCCCTTTTTTTTTACTTCCGTTTGGCCCTCCTGATTTCTCGCCATGGCAAGTCAGGCCGTAATTCCTCAGCCGTGACTCGATGCTTGGTTGCAAGCTGAATCGCCATTGCTGTCTCAGCAGTGACGCGGGTTTTTCCATTCGCCATCAAACCAATCAAGACCCGAGAGCATCCCAGCTTTTCCGCTGCAAGCCTCCGGCCTCCAATGATTTCAACGGCCTGATCGATCAATTCGTTCTGTTCCATAGTGTCTCCTTAAAAAGTCCAGCGAATTATAAAATAAGTTTACCTGTCTTGTAAAATTGTTTTATAATGTCCCTGCTTTTAACACAACAGGAGAGACAAAAAATGGCTGAATTTTCGCCATGGGACGAACCGATGGAGATGCTTGACGCATTGTCTGATTCATTGCTCAGGGCTTCACCTGTTCTGTCCCGTCAAATCAATGACATTCAGCACAAGCTGAAGGCAATCAGGGCTGAACACGAACAGCAACAAGAAGACCTCGACCAGATATTTGCAGTTCTGGAATCCATCGAGGGACGCAATTACGCAAAGGCTCAGGAGGCTATCAATGTCCACGACATCTAAGACCATCTTTCAGGCTCTTGTAGCCGCTCAGAAGAATTTCGAGGCGGCATCGAAGACCAGCAACAATCCGCATTTCCGAAGCAAATACGCCGCGCTGGATGTGTGCGTTGATGCTGTCAAGGAAGCCCTGAACAATGAAGGGATCTTTCTTTTGCAGAAAACGCACGAATGCTCCGATGGCGTCACTGTCGAAACCATTTTTATTCATGAATCCGGAGAACAGCTTTCAGGGGGAATCCTGCACGTTCCTGCTTCTAAGCATGACGCTCAAGGCTACGGGTCGGCTTTGACCTACGCTCGTCGGTACAGCCTTTTGGCGGCTTGTGGAATTGCCCCGGAAGATGATGACGGGAACGCGGCAACGGCAAGCGCTCCGAAAAGGCCACCGCCACCATCTGAACAAGATATTGAAGCAAAGCGCTTTGAGATCTCTCAGGCGATTGATGCAGCAAAAAACACCGACGAACTTCGCAAGGTTCTGGATCCTGCTCGGGAGTGGGCAAAACTGTACGGACTTCCGAAGTTCAATAACGAAATTGTCGAACTGGCAAAAACCCGCGCATCCGCGCTCAAAACAGAGGATTAAGAAATGGCCGATCAAAAGTTGTATGACCTCGTAGTAACCACGGGTCAATATGTGGATCGAGAAGGCAACGAAAAGCGCGAGTACGAGAACATTGGCGCTGTGTTCCAAGGTCAAAACGGGATGTACGCCATCATGAAGAAGACCTTCAATCCTGCCGGGGTTCCCAGTGATAGGTCATCTTTCTTTGTGAACTTCTACGAACCACGGGACAGGAACGCGCAATTTCAGCAGCAATCAAGGGCTCCTCAACAGGCAAGGGGTCCGGCATACCCTCAGCAAGCCCCGCAGGACAATTCAGGCGCTGATTTCAACGACGATATCCCATTTTAACGGGTACCAATCATGACTATTTATTACGATCTACCAGCAGCCGAGTACCATGCTCGCCCTGAAATTTCCAAGAGCGGTCTGGACAAGATCGCTCAATTTCCAGCCCTTTACCTTGCCCACAAGAACCGTCCTCCGCAGCCAGCGGAGGAGCTGGTTATCGGGTCAGCAACGCACACTCTGATTCTGGAGCCCGAAAAGTTCGAGCAGGAATTCATTGTGGCCCCTGCCGGCATGGATCGGCGCACCAAGGAAGGCAGAGCCGCTTTTGCTCAACTGGAGGATTCAGGAAAGCAAATCCTGAGCGCCTCTCAATACGAACTGGTCAGCGGTATGGCCCTGTCCGTAAGAAGCAACCCCGTTGCGTTGGATTTAATCTCAGGAGGCCATGCAGAGGTTTCCTTTGACTCGATCCTTGAGGACGTGCCCACCCGTGGCCGTTGCGATTATCTGCGCTCCGATGGCGTGGTAATTGACCTCAAAACCACCAAGTCAGCCAGCAAGCGAGGGTTTGCAAAATCCATTGCCGAATATCGCTACCACGTCCAAGCAGCCATATACACGGATCTTCTGGAGGCAAATGGGCTGTTCGTGCCCGAGTTCATCTTCATTGCCGTGGAGAAGACCTATCCCTATGCCTCAGCCATTTACAAGCTGGATCAAGATGCACTCGATCTTGGCCGAGCCTTGTACCGTAGGGATCTTGCTACTTACAAGCACTGCATGGAAATGGACGAATGGCCGGGATACCCGGAGGAAGTGGTAACGCTGTCCCTGCCATCTTGGGCTGTGTAAATTTTTTTTACAAAAAGGGTTTACTTCGCCTTAAAGTTTATTTTACAATTACACCATGCCAAGGCAATTCGGCCTTGGCCCCAACTGGAGAGACAACATGAAAGCATTAGATAAATTTGGCGGCTGGATTCTCGACACCCGCGCCGGAATGATTTTCGGAATCATCATTGTTTTGACAGGAGCCGGAATACTTGGCTACAAGGCATGGACAGCGCCTAAGAGCGTCACCCTGACCGCTTCGGACTTTATCTGTGTGCAGGCCGAGCCTTGGGGCATTTCGACGCGCTGTACGGCTTACGCGAGGGTTAAATGAACATTCTCACTATCCCTTTGAACGGGGAACAGGTCGAAGTGCATTTTGCTTTTACCAAGGGCTATCCCGCAACATGGGACGATCCCGGATGTGATGACGAAGCCGAGATCACTGCGGTTTTTTATAAAGACGTGGACGTTTACCCGATCATCAACGAAGAGGATGTTGAGGGGTTGTATGACTACATTTACAGCTACAGGGGTGATGACGATGTATAGAATTCTGAAGGTTCTGCTGGTTATGGCATTGATCGCAGGTTACGCCTACGTCAGCAATCAGGATTACGAAGATCAACAAATGGTTGAGGCTATTAACAAATGAAATCACTCCGCGCTATCAGAATGAGCATCCTTTACTGGCAAATCGACAGACTGGCAGCGCGGATGAATAGGCTTTTGAAAAAACCGTAAGCTGGTAGAGCGGTCAATTATCACCAGAGCCATGACAGAGCGGCGAGTCTCTCCTCCTTTCTAGCTCGCAAGGTGTGGGCATGGCATTTTTTAACATTGGGGGATAGCCAAGTGGTAAGGCAACGGGTTTTGATCCCGTCATTCCTAGGTTCGATCCCTAGTCCCCCAGCCACTTTTGAGAGAACAATGAACAATCAATACTCCTTTGCTGCCTTTCAGGAACAAGCCATGCGAACCGCCAAAGATATGGGCCCAGGAAAAGACCTGCTCCATGCCACGCTAGGCATAACCAGTGAGGCCGGAGAATTTTCCGATGCAATCAAAAAGTTTTTTGCTTACGACAAAGAGTTAGACAAAACCAATCTGATCGAGGAAATCGGGGATTTATTTTGGTTCTGCGCATTGGCCTGTAGATCGCTTGGCGTATCTCTTGAAGTTCCGGCAATCCATTGCATTTCCAAACTGGAAAAGCGTTATCCGGAAAAATTCACCAATGAAGCAGCCATTGCCCGAGCGGACAAAGCGGAATGAGTAAGGCCGCCATCATCATTCTTGTGATTGCGTTCGTTCTTGTTTTGATCGAATCCGTAATTGATCTTCCAACAGAACCCGAGGACTTGGACTGATGGCAAGCCACGGGGACAGGTTCACAAAGCGCAACAGGAACGACAGGGCGAATAAGCCGGTAAATCACCCGCCGCCCTGTGATTCTTGCCGTGACGGGGCTGTGTGCCGCCGCGAATGCCTGAGTTACAGGGTATGGGAGAAAACCGGAGTTTAAAAATTATGGCCCCTTACATTTTTTAACAATGTGTCGGTAGGAGTACCGGGGGCCACTCTTTAGGAGACGACAATGGAAAACAATGATTGGTTGATGATTGTATTCGCGGTGATTGTGGTTGCTAGTTTCGCGCTACTGGCCTATGCGGATTGGTTCGACAATGAAGAGTAAAACTAAGGAGATGAAAATGGAAAATGTAACGATCAATGGTATTGAGTACGCGCCTGTAAATCGCATCGTCGGAACTCGTGCAGTTGTAGTTGTGGATCGTGGATGGATCTTTGCAGGTGACGTTACCCGCAGCAATGGCAGGATTCGCCTAGATAATGCCGTGTGGGTTTTCCGGTGGGAGTCCGTGGGTTTCGATGGTGTTATTGCCAATCCGAAATCAAGCAGTGTAACCATTAAGCCTATGCCGAACGGGGTTGATATTCCCGAAGGCGCTGAAATTTTCTTAGTTCCTGTCGAAGATGGGTGGGGGCTGTAATGGCCCCTGTCTTTAAGCCAATCGGCGACGGCAACGGCGACGGCGACGGCGACGGCAACGGCTACGGCAACGGCAACGGCGACGGCAACGGCGACGGCAACGGCTACGGCTACGGCGACGGCAACGGCTACGGCAACGGCAACGGCAACGGCTACGGCAACGGCAACGGCTACGGCGACGGCTACGGCAACGGCAACGGCAACGGCTACGGCGACGGCAACGGAACAGTGTCACCCAATAGACTGAGGAGGAAGAATGAACGCGCCGAAGAAGGTTTGGGTTAAAGCCGGGTTAAGCGCACAGTTACACGCCGAATATACAGACTACAGATTTAAGACTAAATACATCCGCGCCGATCTTGTTGATGGATTGGTTGAGGCGTTGAAAGTAAATTTGCATCACATACCTGTTGAGGATGCAGAGGGAATGTGGAAAGCCCGAGCCGCGCTGAAAGCGATGGAGGAAGAATGAACGAAGACAAAGAGTTATTGACCTTGGCGGCGAAAGCTGCGGGATTCACGCCGGGGCCTTGGGTAGCACGTATTGGAAACGGTATTGAGGTTTGCGGTTCTGACGCTGTAGCTATTGCAGAAATATGGCTTAGAGGGAACAGGGAGCTGGAAACAGCAAACGCCCACCTAATCGCCGCCGCGCCTGAGCTTTACGAGGCGTTAGATTGTTTTCCGGGATTTACTGATGACGCAATCATAGGAGATTCATGGATTGAAGTAATGAGAGCCGCCCTAATCAAAGCCAGAGGTGAGAAATGCTAGAAACAATGTGCCTAGTCGTCGCAATGCAATTCAACGTCTTAATAAAAGCCCTTGATGATCTTGATGTTGAGCGAGGATCTATCCCTGCCGGAATCCCAAGGCGTCAGTTTCTTGACGGTGTTAGACGGAGGTTGGAAACTGGCATGGAACCCATACCTGACCGCTTGGATGACTGCATCAGAGAGGCCGGGAAAGAAATAAACACCATGCCCATAGACGATCCGAGGGTCACGACACTGAACAATGAAATCAGTGAGCTAGTCGCAATGCGAGTGCTTGCGAGTCTGCAGCTATGGAATGCGGAAATGAACATGATTGCGGGGGGGATGAAATGAGTAAAGAACGCGAACTGTTGAGACGGGCGCTTGAGGCTTTGGATATCTGGAGTGAATACAAAGCTACCAATTTGAATGAGGATAAAACAGAAATCCTTTCTACCAATTTAAAAATAGAAATCCGAGCTTTCCTCGCCGCTGAGTCAGAAGCGGAGCCGACAAAAATAAAGATAGAGGCAGAGCGTCAAGATATTGATTGGCAATCGAACGAAGGCGCGGTTTATCTATTTGCTGGATGGCTGACTACAAGGGACAAGGTTATTTCGTGCGGTAGAACTGAGAACGCATCGCCAATGGCCGAAGCCATCAAAGAATACAAGGCCGAGTATCCTGAAAGATTTGGCAATCCCACCGAGCCAGAATCCGATGAACCTGTGGCGTGGTATCACCCAAGCGGAGATGGGTATGACTCTAATTTTAGAGATCACGAAGTCGTTAAGGCATGCACCGGAAATCCGTGGACTGGATGGATACCCCTCTACACCAGACCTGAGCCAGAAAGAAAGCCGATGAGCCTAGATGAGTGTTTGAAAAGATGGGAAGTGGCGAAAATGATGTATGGATTCACAGACAATTCAACATTTATTGCGGGTGTCCGTTTTGCAGAAAAGCACCACGGTATTTTAGGGGGCAGTAATGAGTGAATATGATTTGGCGTTGATAGCCTTTTTTGTGGGTTACATTGTGTCTTTCTTACTTTCAGCATGGTGGGTTAGCCGATGAGTAACTGGCAAGATGCAGAAGACGAGGCGGCTGAGGAACTTAGCTTTAGACCCTCGCCAGCGAGGAAGCCGATGACGGAGGAGGAACTGCCTAACATGGGAACCCCAGAGTATTTAACATTTGTCGCTGGCATCCGCTATGCAGAAAAACACCACGGGATAGGGGGGGTGATGAGTGAAGAACAAACACATTTGCTTCATCAAGAGATATTAAAGGCTTTAAGAGACGCAAACCAAGCGCAAAACGGAATTGCAAAACCCGCCGAGCCAGAAGCGGAGCCTGTGGCAAGAAAATCATTAACGACAATAGAGATTGATGATGCTTTAAGGGAAAACGTCCCTCAATGTGATGCTGAGTATGAAATCGGGTTTCATTCTGGTGTTAGGTGGGCAGAACAAAAGCTATACCAATGAAAGAATCTTGGGATTCACATTTATTTAACCCGCCGACAGGAGCGGATGAGTTTGACGCACAAAGAATGGATGGCACTTATTATCGTAAGTATGTCTCGTGCAAGCGCTGTGGAACTCAAAACCTATATTGGAAAGAAACCGTTTTTGGTTGGCGATTATTCGGAAATAAAAGGTTACATGTATGCAAGACAAAGAACACGAAATGATAGCTATAACAGAAGAAGATGAGCCTGTGGCGTGGATTCAACCAACACATTTAGAAAAAGCGCAATTTATGCCGTTCTTGTGCCGAGTTGAACCTAAACAGAGAGATGATTTTATCCCCCTCTACATCAGACCAGAGTCAGCAAGAAAGCCGATGACGTATGAGGATTTCTATTTCACGGAAATCGAAACTGAAATCAATCAGCTAGCTTCGTTTGATCTTGGATATTTTTAGGAGAAAGAAATGAGCAATGAAGAAAAAATCAAGGAAATTATCAACGATGCCATGCGAAGAGCAGGGGCAAAATCAGTCAACCCCCCAGAAGACCCCATGGAATACGAACTGATCCTTTCAAAAAAGGACGGGTCTTGCGCGAAGGCCATCATCACTGGCGATGAGATCCTGAATCGCGACATGAATGAGGCCGTGAAGATTCTGATGGATGTGGTGGAGGATATGGATTTGGTGAGAAGGGATCAGTTTGTGCTGAGGAAGTTAGATGACTAGCAAAGAATACTACAAGCAACTTCCAGTCATATGCCATCTGGATATAGGTCAAGGAAAAGGTAATGGAATTGCATCCATGCCCTACATCCGATACGACAAATACCTTGATCTCATCGAGACACTCAAGGGGATTTCAGAAGCCGACGATCTTCAAATAATCAAAACGGTAGCGGCGATTGTTTTAGAGAAACACGACGAACCAAACCTTCTCTATCCTTATGACAGAAAGTGCGTTGATCTACTTGTGGCTTGGGAGAGGGAGCAGGAAGATGAGATGGAGTATTTGGGGTAAGAGTGATGGCGATTAGTTTATACCCCGACCAAATCGAATTCATCGACTCAAGACATATACGAAGGATCAAATGGAGCGTGTGAAAGGTTCAGGGACAAGTGGGGAGAAGGCTTTATCGCTGGCATCCGCTACGCAGAAAAACACCACGGGATAGGGGGATATGATGACTAAAAAGAATCTTTTAGAAGTACTTATGCTTTTGTCGGCTTTGGAATCCTGGAGTTATGTCGATGGCCGTAGGTTGCCCGATTGGCTCGTTGAAAAGCTGGAAGATGGCGTGGAAAAATTAAAGGCTGAGATTTTGAGCGACGAGGAATAATCGATCATGAAGTTTCTAATGCTGCTCTTCCCCTTTGCTGTTCACTCGATGACCGCTGAACAGGCCATGGCAAAACACCATGCCTACATTCAGTGCATAAAGGCTTGCACCACAAAATCATGCGTGATGCAATGCAATCGCCAATTCAACGTGAAAACGAAATGAACGAAAGACTAGAAGCGCTTAGGGAAACTTCAAAGATATGTCGCGATACCATCCATCGATATCGGTTCGAGGATGACGTGGCATTTGGGGCTAGGATTTGCCTTGACGCAATCGAAGCCCTTATTCGACAAATACCGCAAGAAAACGAAGACGGGGATCACTTGGAATGCTTGAACCATTCGAGCAAATGATCTGCCCCCAGCAAAGCTATGATGCCAAAAACTACGCTGATGATGACTTTCGCGGTTTTGGACAGACTCGCCAGTCGTTTTAATTCCCTGAGCTCTTCCGTTGTTAAAACGTTAGACGTATCTACGACCTTGAGCGAGTCATCATCACGAGTCATTGGCGTGATCCTTCACGAAAATGCCAATGGCAGCGGCCACCGATAATCCAGCGGTCACGATAGCGCCTTGGAGTTCCGGTGAAATCTGGATGCCAAACGCAATCAAAAGATAACAAAGACCGCGCCAAGTGCTAGGCTCATTCAATGCAATACCAAAGCGCTTCATGATGACCCCCTTACTTGGTTTCTTCGGCGATGACAGA